CACGGACAAGAGCCGCGACATGGGGGCCACTTGGAACCATATCGCGGTTCTGACGCACCGGCTCTTGTTCCGTGATGATGAGTCGCATCTGGTGATATCGCGTAAGGAAGACTCGGTAGATAATCTGACAGGTCTGCCAAAGAACTTCCCCTTCGGCAACATTGCCGATCCGGGCACCCTGTTCGGTAAGATCGACTATCTCCTGAGTCGCCTGCCCGAGTGGATGGTGCCCCGGCTGATGCGTAAGAGCATGAGCATTGTCAATCTCGACACGCGATCCCGCATCGACGGCGAATCCAGCAACGCTTCGGCGGGCACCGGCGACCGCCGTGCCTCGGTGTTCCTTGATGAAATGTCGAAGATGGACGAGGGCGAGTCAATTAAGAGGAGTACCCGTGCGGTTACAGCATGTAGACTTGTCTGCTCTACCCCCAACGGTGCAGGTACAGCGTACTCAAAGTGGCGACTTTCTGGCACCATCCCTGTCTTCATACTGCCTTGGTGGGAACATCCTGAAAAGGGGTTTGGACGATACACCAAACAGGACGAACTCGGACGATGGAAAATCCGATCCCCTTGGTATGACGCTGAATGTGCCGCTCGATCCCCCAAGGAAATAGCGATCGAAGTGGACATGGACCACGTTGGGTCTGGTGACACGTTCTTCGAGGCCAACGTAATCGAGCAGCAGAAGAAACTATATGCCCGGCCACCCCGTCGCAAGATGACGATCGGATTCAAGAAGGGCGTTGCCGACGACGGAATCCCTGATTTGATTCAACGCTGGCAGACGACCAAAGTGGAAACAACGCCGTCCGGCCCGTGGCGTCTCTGGTGCGAATTATCTGCCGGTCGGCCTGATCAGAACAAAACGTATACGCTGGCGTGCGACATCAGTAAAGGGCAGGGGGCCAGCAACAGTGTGATCTCCGTCCTGTGCAATGAGACACGAGAGAAGGTTGCCGAGTATGCCGACGCAAACACTCCGCCCCACGCTCTGGCCCGTATCGCTGTCGCGGCCTGCCTGTGGTTTGGCGGAAAAGGAAAACGCCCTCTCCTTATATGGGAAAACAATGGCGATCCGGGGTTTGATTTCAACAATCAGATCGTCCACATTTACAAGTATCCCTACGTCTATTTCGACCGTGCAGTTGGCACGTTATCTCAGAAGGTTGGAAAACGACACGGATGGCGGTCAACTCCCGAAAAGAAAGCAGTCGGTCTTGGCTTACTTAGACGGGCGTATGCTCACAACCGATTCATCAACCACAGCGAAGAGGCTCTCAATGAGTGCCTCATGTACGTTCACTACGAAGGCGGCGGCATTGGCCCAGCCGGACTCGTCGATGAATCTGACTCGGCTCGAAAAACTCACGGCGACCGAGTGATCGCGGACATGTTGCTGATAGTGGGCCTCGGTGAGTTTCCGATGCTCAAGGATGCCGTGGTTGGCACGCCCCAGCGGACGTTCGGCTACCGACTTAAACAGTTCAAGGAACGCCACAAAGAGAGCCGGTCGAAACGGACGTTCAATTTCGCAGGAGCAGTATGAGCTATACCGACAAGGTTTCCCCCAAGGATGTCCAAGAGGCCGTCAATCGTGGTTTCGAGCGGCTGGCTAACTTTAGAAATGCTAGGCTACTATTTCTAAGGAACTACGCTGGGCAGTATTACGACCGCAGCACGGGCGAGATCGGCTCGGAGCCCCTCAACCTGATCTTCAACGCCATCCGTATTCTGGTGCCCAACATCGTTCTCAGCTTCCCGAAGCACTCTGTCGTGACCCCGTACCTGCAAGCCAAAGCCTACGCGGACCTGCTCGGGCTCGCATTGGATACCCACGACAAGCAGATCAACATCCGCGACATCTATCGGCGTGTGATTGTAGACGCCATCTTCACCCTCGGGATTATGAAGACAGGGCTCGCTCAGAGCCAGAGCATCTATGCCATTGATGACGAGGACTCGATCGACACGGGCACCATCTACACAGAGGCCGTGGATTTCGACAACTTCGTCGTGGACCCGAACTGCAAAGAGCATCTGTTCCGTGACGCCGCTTTCATCGGCGATCGCATTACGCTCCCCCGGCGTATGCTGCTGGACAGCCCGCTGTACAATACGGAACTCGTGGAGAAACTGCCGCGAGCCGGAAGCCCGAACCCTGATCGGGCCTACGAACTTTCCATGCGGAACATCCAGCGGGAAGAGAACGCGGAACTGGAAGATCAGGTCGAAGTCTGCGAGATTTGGGTGCCCTCGGCGAACGCCATTGTCACGGTGCCCGGCAGTAAGGACGTGCAGTTTGACGACTATCTGCGAATTGACGACTACTATGGGGTGGAAGAAGGGCCTTATACCTTTCTTACTCTTACTCCTCCCGTGCCCGGCAACCCACTGCCTGTACCTAGCGTGGGCATTTGGAACGATTTGCACGTCCTTGCAAATCGAATGGCGAAGAAAATCGTAGAGCAAGCCGAACGCCAGAAGGACATCATCTTCTACAAGCGGACAGCGGCTGACGATGCCGCGTCGGCAAAGGACGCTGGCGACGGCGAGGCCGTGGCTGCTGATGACCCCGATGGCATTCGGGTCCAGAGTTTCGGCGGTCAACAGAACTCGAACGAGGTCCATCTGGCCCAACTTCAGGGCTGGTTCAATATGATGGCTGGCAACCCGAATCAGATCGGGGGTCAGGGCATCGATGCGAAGACGGCGACCTCGGCCCAGCTTCTGCAACAGAATGCGGGTATCGGTCTTGAGGATATGAAGGACTTGGTGTATCAGGCGGCTGCGGCGGAAGCTCGCCACAGGGCATGGTATCTGCACACTGATCCCCTGATCCAGATGCCACTGACGCAGCGACAGTCGCAACCGGCTCAATTTGGAATGGGGCCTGCGGGCCCTGTCATGCTGGCCCCGCCGACGATGGCGGAAGTTCAGGTCGTTCTGACTCCTGATGCCCGAAGCGGCAAGTTTATCGACTTCACGTTCGAGATTCAACCCGAGTCGATGGGCCGTAGGGATAGCCGAACGCGGTTCGCTCAGGCCCTCGATTTCGCGACCAAGATCATGCCCGCGTCGTTGACGGCGGCTCAGATCGCGGTTCAACTCGGGATTCCGTTCTCGGCCAAGGCGTTCATCTTGCGGATGGCGAAGGACGCCGGGATCGACTGGATGGATGAAGTCTTCTATGATCCTGAGTTCCAACAGCAGTTGCAGATGATGCAGATGATGGGGCCACAGGCCGGGCCCTCCAAGGGACAGGCGGCACCGCAACAACCCCAGCCGTTGCAGTCTAACGGCCAACCGGCCAATCTCCCGTTCAACGCCCCGCCTGATATGCAGGATCGCCAGCAGCAACAGGCTGGGGCACAAGAGGGCCAGCGTTTGGTCCAGCGTGAAGTGTCGCGGGCGATGTTCGCCCCCAACCCGATTCCGGCATACGGATAAAGGATAGAACATGTCAGATACCTATGATGAAATGGACGATTTCGTGGCCCGCACTCAGCGATCAGGCGGTTCGTCCGCCCGCCGCAGCGACGACAAGTACCATCCCCAGCAGGACTTCGGCAAGTTCTCGAAGATGGGCGGCAAGGAACTGGACGAGAACAGTCCTGAGAAGGATCACAACGATGCCTTCTGTCAGGACGAAGATCACAATAGTGGTACTGGCTCCCTTCGCCCGGAACCCTAATGCCGTTCGAGAGTTCCGCACAGCGTCGATTCATGTACGCCAAGCACCCGGCCATCGCAAAGCGGTGGTCGAAGGAGTTTCCCAATCAAGGGAAACTCCCGGAGCATAAGCGTACTGCACTACACAAGAAGGTCAAACAGGGACTCGCCAAGGCGTTCCCAAAGGACTGATTATGGGTTACATCGGACAGGACAAGAGTACGGATTACGAGCAGGAAAGCAACGCCAAGGCGTTGTCGGAAGCTCACATGATCCGCAAGGACGGCAAAAAGCACGCACACGCCCTGAAGCATCTCAAGAAGCAGGCAAAGCACAGCAGCCACGCCGCCGAGACCCATGCGTTTGAGTCGAAATATGGGGGCACTGTTCAGCCGCCTGCTATGGGTGCCGCCAGCAACGGCACGGGTAGCACCGGTGAGGCCGAGGGTGCAGCCGTCGCGGGGGAATAATGCCCACGTCACGACTCGTAGTGTGGATCGTCCTGATCGCCCTGATCATCTACGACGTGATTTGCGTCGTTCTTGATTGGCCCACGATCAGCAGCCAGATGCGAATCGTGGACGAAGCCACCGGCCATCTGTTCAGGTGGATGTGGCTTGCCTTGTGGTTCCACTGGTTCGTTGGCAACTGGCCCGTACCGAGAGGACTCTGATGCCCTTGTACAGTTTCGTGTGCCCGTGCGGGAACAAAGGGTCGGAATACACGCAGATGGCCCACGCTGTTCCCGTTGGGGAACATATCGTATGCCCGGTCTGTGGGAAGCGAACATATCGCCGGGTGCCCGACTACGTTCACTCTGACCTCAAAGAGTTCCACGCTCCGATTGAAATGCACAGTGTCGCCGCGACCTCGTGGGAGGAAATCCGCGAGATTCAGGAGAAGTGCCCTGACGTGCAGATCAGCGATAATCCCGCCGATGAACTGTTCGGCGTCCCAATAGCAAAGAACCGCAAGGAAAAGAAACAGGTTCTTGCTGCGGTTGGCTACGTGGAAAATAACTAATTCCACTTGCTTTCTTGCCAGAATGTGGTATAATTACGACTGGAAACCCCTG